TTCTAGTGGATGGATTGGCTGGTAAGAGTGGAACCTTGAATATTTTCAAAGGTTTCAAAACTTCTCATAGCATTCCAAAAGATCGAAAGTAGGACAGCACGCTGGAGGCAGTTTGTGTTGGTAAGCAACCAATGAAACCTATGTTACCACGTTCAACTGTTAGCGTCCCAGCCTGTGCATGCGAGTGTTCAAGAGTCACTACAAAACTCTTCAACTTCAAACCAGACTTAATTCCCAGTGTAGTTTGGACCCATAAGTCATGTGTGTGTAATTCAGTAGTTGCTCTGAATCATCGCCACCAGTTAGATACCAAATCAAGATACTCTAGCAAATTGAACTTATGGATGAGTTTGAAGAAATGGGTTAAGCACATTGACCCAGTCTCCGTCGATACGATCATAAGGCATGCGACGTCGAGAAAACGTAAACTATTGTTACAAGCTAAGGAATCACTAGAGATGGCTCCTGTAAATGAACTGGACAGTCGTGTACGCATGTTTCTGAAGGATGATAAATATCATACTTTGAAAATTGGTGCGCCACGATGTATTCAATACAGGAGTAAACGCTACTGTTTGCCCTTAGCAACATACTTACATCCTATTGAACAATATGTTTACACCTGGAAGGACACATCTGGGACTCCAATCTTTGCAAAGGCAAGGAATCTCAAACAACGAGGTCAGGACATTGAGACTAAATTCAACTGTTTCATTAGTCCAGCGGTCATCAGTATGGACCATAGTAAATTTGATTGTCACGTCAATAAGGATTTGCTTGAATTAGAGCATAGATTTTACAATGAGTGTTGTAAGTCTTGGTTACTAGCTAAGCTCTTGAAATGGCAAAAACGCAATGTTGGTAAAACAGCCAATGGCGTGAAGTATTTAACTATGTTCACAAGAATGTCAGGTGACCAGAACACAGGACTTGGAAATAGTCTTATCAATTATGCTATGACGGTAGCTTTGTTGGATAAATTGAAAATAAAATACTGTTTATACATTGATGGAGACGATTTCCTAGTTTTCGTTGAAAGTGCCAATGCTCACTTAGTTAAAGCTGAGGGGTATAAGCAATTTGGAATGTCAACTAAACTGGATTCTATTGCCACGGTAATGGAAAAGATCGATTTTTGTCAAAGTCGACCAGTTTTTGACGGTGTGTCCTACACTTTAGTGCGTAGTCCGATACGTATGTTAGAACGTATACAATGGGGGGTGGGTCGATTTGCTCCCAGGTACATTCGAAACTACTTAACATCAATTGGACAGTGCTGTTTAAGCCTAGGGATGGGCTTGCCTGTTGAACAGTACATCGGTGAAACATTAACTAAGTTAGGTGGTAGAAAGAAAGTTATAACCGAAATGCATTATAGTGCAAACAAAATGCCTTTTAGGGTAGGTAAGGCACGTATCGTTAAACCTGCATTGGCGGTACGCCTATCCTATGAATTAGCCTGGGGTATTCCCATACCAGTCCAGGAGACATTGGAATCGCTGCAAGTGGAGTTGTCATCTTCAATACAGGCAGTGGTGTTCCCTCAGTATGGTACAGAAGACCAAACAACAGAAGAGGGTTACAATGTCCCGTTCTGGAGCCTCAGGGCGTAGACAACAACAGCAGAACGGCAATGGAGGTCCCAAAACCCCATTGCTTCCAGCAGGAGTCAACAATAAAGCAACAATGCCGCAAGGTGGACGAGGATTTCGCTTTCAAGGAGAGGAGGTGGTTACAGTGCAAAATGTTAACGGCACAGATCCTGGTGAAATTCTATATAATCGTTTGATCTCACCATCTATGGTTAGACGATTAGGAGTCCTTGCAAGTGCATTCCAACGCATAAAGTGGCATGAGTGTAAAATTCGTGTGGTGCCTTTGAATGGATCCACAACAACAGCTGGTTACACAGCCGGTGTTATTGAGGATCCAGAACTAATGGTGCCTTCATCCCGAAAAGAAACTCTCGCATTCCTCACTGCATTGCGTGCTACGATTGTTCGACAAGCTTGGGTTGAAGACAAAACAGGAATGCAAGTTCCTGTCGCGGACCGTCCAGAAATGTTCACACAAACTGGATCGGATGTGAGACGTTATTCTCCAGGTAGGTTTGTTATGGCCGCGGGTGGTAATATCATCAATGGCACATTCCAGGTTTTACTAAAGTATGACGTCACATTGTCTGTCCCCATGGCCATCATATCATCAGATTCAATCGAAACCGAGATGTTAGCTGGTACGGTCTTTGACGGTGCCGCATCTCGTGTGGCTGTTACCCTTCCCCAAACAAATGATGCCCCTGTAGGCATTGGGGAGACTGTGACATTAAGCCGCGATATGATGGTTTCAATCCGAGCAAACCCTATTGCTGATGTCCGTGGACCAGCATCAAGGTTTTCAGTTCTGCGCCAAGGTTCAGTTGGTAAGTTCGGTTTCGTCACTGTTGGCGGAATAGGTGATGTTCTTACCTTTATGCTGGACATCGGTCAGCCTGACGGTGCCGTGTATTATCCAACGCGATGGAATGAGCCCCAAGCTGGTGCGCCTTTCGTTGTGGACATAATTGTGGTTGAGAATGCTCCCGCATCTGTCAATGTTTGGGTTAATCCATAAACCAGGCAATCTCTCTAGAATTCGCATGAAATAGGGGTTAGAGAGA